TAGTCAAGCGAAATCCATCCCGCGCCGGATTTCAGCCGGCCCCAGCCAGCCGTGGAACCCTGCCCGGATTTGACCTCCATGATGGTAAATACGCCTTTTCCTGTAAACTTACCGGTCTTGGCATAGTCCGTTCCCGGCCCTTTGCGGATATTCAGGTCAGAAATGCTGACCTGGACAAGAAACGGCACATCTTCGGACGGCGCAGAAGCAGCCCCGCCCGGCGAGTAGATATTGACCCCGTTATCGTCGAACACGCTGTAACCTGGGTTGCTGTCGGCACACCTCTTGGCGTTGGATAGGATCTTGTATGCGCCTTTCTGTGTCTTACTGTCCGCCCATGTCTTGCGGACACGGTAATAGCCTTCTGTCAGCTTTTCGGGATGCTCCGTCTCTGTGTTCCCAGAGATCCCGCCGCCAAGCTGTGCCGTAACTTTTTCCGCCAGATCACCCATCCGGGCATACATCCAGTTTCCCGGACAGGACTTGTTGGCAAACCAGCGGTGGACGGTCAGCACCATCTCATCCGACTTCGGCTCATAAGAGAGCGTCTTGTCCTTGTCTCCCAGCCACAGGAGCTTTTTCTTGCCGTTTCGCTTGCAGATGTCCGCGCAGAGGGTGATCAGCTTCTGGTAGACCACATCCTTAAAGGCATACGGCTCAGCCGTATCGGACGCGCACTCAATGGTGATAGCCCTCTGGTCGTTTGCATTGGAAGAAGAACACCAGGAGCGGTTCTTTTCCTCTACATACATTCCGATTCTGCCATCCTCGCCGATACCGTAGTTGCAGCTTGCCTGTTTGGAAACCGGCAGGAAGATATTCCCCAGTGTTTCCACAGAGCATTGTCCTACCACACAGTGGGGCGTGATGCGGTCGATGGAGTGCGTCCGCTGCCCGGAGTGGTTCGGGCTGAGTTTTGTGTAAGATACCAGTGAACTGTTCGTATAAGCCATAGTTATTTTCCCTCGCTTTCTGTGTTTTCCGCCCGGTCATGGAGCTGCGCCAGGATGTCCTTCATCTTCTCCGGCACGGGAAGCCCCAGGTGCGCCGCGTTCTCCAGCAGGCTCACGCCCTCATTGGAGAGATAAAAGAAGATGACTGCCGTGCGAAGCACCGAGCCTGTGCCGATGACCTGTACATCCACGATGTTGGCGATTCCAACCAGCAGGAAGATCAGCACCTTCCGGCAGATGCCCTTAAAGCCCACCTCGCTGGACAGCTTCTTGTCCGAGACGGCGCACATCACGCCTGTGATGTAATCCACCGCCACGAACACCACCAGGGCGATGAGCAACCCGTCGCAGCCGCCCAGGAAATAGCCCAGCCATCCTCCGATTGCCGCAAAGATCACCTGCGCCGTATTCCAAAGTTCCTTCATGTTGATACCTCCGTTTCTTGAAATGGTTTGTGTACTTGAAAAAAGCGGCCGCCCCGCAGGGCAGTCGCCAGTTCCCATGATTTATTCGATTTGTTTCGGCATGACCTCCCACAGCCGCATATCCTCCTGTCCTAAAGACCAGATCGCAATGCCGCGCAGGCCCCACCGGTAAGCAGCCTCGTTGGCCCAATATACCAGCGAATCCACGTCCTGATAATACAGAATGGAAAAACCGTCCGCGTCGCCCAAGAACAGCCGGGCGGTCCAGACGTTTATATCCCGTGGGATCACCCTGGCTGTGTAATCATTCCCGCAGGAAATTTCCAGCAGGTGGGAATGAAAGAAATCATAGTCGAGGGAAATATCCTCGCTGCGGGTGGAGCCTTCATCCACGTCGCTGTTCACTGAGAAAATCTGAAATTCCTCGTCCCACGTCACGCCAGAGCGGGCGATCCGCCCGAAGCTGGTGCGCACCCCGTCCGGATACACCACGTCAAAACACTCATAGGGTTCATAAGCCCAGGCATCACCGGCCCGCAGCAGGTCGCAGACGATCTCATTGTCCGCCTGTATCCCCGCATAGCCGGAGGTGGCGCTCACCGTTGCGGTAAACCGCAGGGTGTAGCTGGAACCGGAATACACCCGGACCTTGCTCCCACGCTTTCGCATCTCAATGGTATAGACGGTCGGATCGCTGTGGAGCTGCGCATCCGGGGTCTTGGAAAAGCTGGTGGAGTAGCTCCCCAAAAGCGTGGAGCCTTGGTATAGCTCCACCCGCTGAGTATCGTAGTTTAAGCAGCAGAACAGGTTTCCAAGGAATACCCCGGCCCGTCCGCCGCCATTCTGTGGAA